AGCCGTTTGAACCGAAAACAGGCAATATAGACATCAATATTGAACCAGAATTAGGATGAAACACGTAAAAAATGCTCATATGGGTACACATTTACTTGTTGAAGTGTATAATGTACCCTTTGAGAAACTAAATGATAGAGATAAAATAGAAAAAGTGTGTGTTAGTGCTTGTAAAACTGAAGGTTTAGAGGTTTTAAACACTTATACTCATCAATTTGACCCTTATGGAGTGACTTGTACTGTAACTTTAGGTGAAAGTCACCTTTCTTGCCACACTTGGCCAGAAAAAAACTGTGTTGCGTTCGATATTTTTACCTGTGGAGCGAAAAATCCACGTAGTGTTGCCCTTTGGGTACTCCAATACTTTGATACTGATGATTATGTGATGAAAGATTATGCAAGATAGGCTATAAATAAAACTAAAAGCATTAATAATGGCGAAGCCACGCAAATCTAAAGCATTTAAGGATATAAGTTTGTCTTTTGACCCACATCCAGTGACAAAAGACCTACCTATTATCGCAAATGAGCGAGCAATCGTAAGATCTGTGAGAAATTTAGTTGAAACGATACCTACAGAGAGATTTTTTGACTCAAATTTAGGTACAAACATTCGTGAACTCCTATTTGAGAATATGAGTGCCTCTTCTGTAATGATTATAGAAGATATGGTACGTAGTACTATTAGAAACTATGAGCCAAGAGTAGGTGATATTGGTGTTGAGGTAGATGCAATACCAGATGGTAACACATTAAACGTCAAAGTGCTTTTTGAAATTATAGGATTAGAGGCTCCTTTGCAGTCTTTTGATTTTATTCTAGAACCAACGAGATAATATGCCTTTTACTCAGTTTACAAGTTTAGACTTTGATCAAATCAAAGCACAAATTAAAGATTTTCTTCGTTCAAACTCAAATTTTACCGATTTTGATTTTGAAGGTTCTAACTTTTCAGTTTTAATCGATGCTCTTGCGTATAATTCATATATTAATGCCTTTAATGCAAATTTAGTTGCAAACGAATCATTTTTAGACTCTGCTACAATTCGTGAAAATGTCATATCTTTGGCAAGAAATATTGGTTATGTACCACGTTCAAAAACCGCTGCAATCGCTACAATTAACATTGGTGATATAAACTTAGGTGCAACTAATGACAACACTCCTAAGTTCCTTACCTTACGCTCTGGACTTACTTGTGTTGGTGTTACACAAGGAACAACATATAGATTTTCAATACCTGATGAAATTACATCAGCAAGAGTAAGAGATATTGGAGGGACTTCATTCGCTCAATTTCCTGACTCAATCAGTGTTTATGAGGGAACTTTACTTCAGAGAGTATATCGAGTTGATACTACAAAGGAACAAAGGTATATAATTGATAGTCCAAACATTGATAGTTCAACTTTACGTGTCTATGTTAAGGGAGCAAGTGATGTTGGACTTGGCAGAAAGTATTCAATGGTTGATAATATTTTAAATATTGATAAAAACTCTGAAATTTACTTAGCACAAGAAGTTCAGGATGAAAAATATGAGATTTTATTTGGTGATGGATTATTTGGTAGAAAATTGGAAAACGGTGCTATTATAACTGTAAGATATATTGTCACTGATGGGGAGACTGGTAATGGTCCTTCCCAGTTTAGTTTCCAAGGTTCATTTACAAAGAGTGATGGAACATTATTTTCTCCCTCTGATAATGTAGTCATAACTACCATTAATAACGCTTCTAACGGTGCTGAAGTTGAAGATGTGTCTTCTATTAAGTATTTTGCTCCAAGACTCTACTCAGCACAATATAGAGCAGTTACACCTAGAGATTACGAAGCTATAATCGCAAATATTTTCCCTCAAACAGAATCCGTTTCTGTCGTAGGTGGTGAGGAATTAGACCCACCACAATTTGGAAAGGTTCAAATAAGTATTAAACCTAAAAATGGTACTTTTGTATCAGATTTTGATAAATCACAAATAAAAAATAAATTAAAGAGTTACGCTATCGCTGGTATAAATTCTGAAATAGTTGACTTGAAGATACTATTTGTGGAATTAAATTCAACAATATATTATAATCCAGCACAAATTGCATCTGCTGCTAATCTAAGAACTGAAATAATTAATTCATTAGATCAATACGCTAAGAACGTTGAAATTAATAAGTTCGGTGGTAGATTTAAATATAGTAAAATAAACACACTGATTGACCGTGTTGACAATGGAATCACATCAAACATAACAAAAGTGATTATTAGGAGAGATATGAAAGCTCTACTAAATCAATTTGCACAATATGAATTATGTTTTGGTAATCGTTTTTATATAAATCCTGCAGGTTACAATATTAAGAGTACGGGATTTACAATCAATGGATTCTCTAATGTAGCATATTTAACTGACATTCCAAATAAAGACTCTTCGGGTAATTTAGATGGTAGTATGTTAGGAATACTTAGTGTAGTGACTAAAAATGAGAAGGGTCAACAAATAGTTTTACTCAAAGAGGCTGGAGTTGTTGATTATAAAAAAGGTGAGGTAATACTTAATACCATCAACATCACATCAACTACTGCACAAAATAATATTGTTGAAGTTCAAGCATTTCCAGAATCAAATGATGTAGTAGGATTAAAAGATCTTTACTTAAGTTTTGATGTTTCAAATACTACAATAAATATGAATAAGGATGTAATCGCTTCAGGTGAGGATGTTTCAGGTATTGTGTTCACAAGAGATTACTACACATCAAGTTACTCTAACGGAGATTTAGAGAGGAAATAATTTATGTCAAGCATTGACAAAAGAATAAAAGTCAATACGATTATTGAGAATCAGTTACCTGAGTTTGTGGTAACTGATTTTCCAAAAGCTACTGAGTTTTTAAAACAATATTATATCTCCCAAGAATTTCAAGGGGGAGCAAGTGATTTAATTAATAATTTTGACCAGTATTTAAAACCTGATAATTTAGTACCAGAAGTCGTAGTTGGTCTTACAACTACTTCAGCAGATATTTCATTAACCGATACAACCATAACCGTACCTAGCACAAAAGGATTCCCAACGGAATATGGTTTATTAAAAATTGATGAAGAAATTATATCTTACACTGGTATAACTTCAACATCTTTTACTGGTTGTATTCGTGGTTTTAGTGGTATATCTGGTTATAATGTTGGAATATCTTCTTCACTACTAGAAATAAATCGTGAGAGTTTAGTTTTTGATGATACAACAGCAGCGACTCATACATCAGGCACCACTGTCACAAATTTATCTGTATTATTCCTTCAAGAATTTTTCAAAAAACTTAAGAAAACATTTTTACCTGGTTTAGAAAATGAAGAATTTTCTTCAAATTTAGATGTAGGTAACTTTGTCAAGTTCGCTCGTTCTTTCTATCAGTCAAAAGGTGTTGAAGAATCTATAAAAATATTATTTAAAGTATTATATGGAGTTGATTCAAGGATAATAGACCTTGAAGGTAATTTAATAAAACCATCTGATGCAGAATTTATACGTAGAGAAGTTGTTGTAGCTGATTTAATTGGAAGTGGTGAACCACAAAATTTAACTGGGCAAACAATATTTAAATCAACAGATACGTCAACTAACGCATCAGTTTCAGAAGTTGAAATAATTAAACGAGAAGGTAGAAATTATTACAAGATTGCATTATTTGTTGGATTTAGTGATCGTGACTTGATTGAGGGTGTATTCACTGTACCAGGTAATACTAAGGTTCTTGATAAAGTTGATGCTGGTGCTACGATAATAAATGTAGATTCAACTGTTGGTTTTGGAACTACTGGAACTGTTATTAGTGGTGCTAACTCAAAAATTGATTACACATCAAAATCAATTAATCAATTCTTTGGATGTTCTGGTATAGGAGTTGGTATAGGAACAGCAGATAATCTTAGAGATAATGAAACTATCTTTGGATATGAAAATGGAGATTTAACAAAAAGAGTTGATTTAAGAATTACTGGTGTATTATCAGAATTAGTTCCTATTACTGATATTAGTTTGATTAACGAAGGTGAAAATTTCTTTGTAAAAAATATTGGTGAAAAGATAGAGAATAGTAATGAAAATTATAAACAAATTTTTGCAAATTCATGGATATACAATACAAGTTCAAGATTTCAAGTAGACATACCAGTTGGTAGTTCAACATTTACATTAAAAACACCAATTGATAAATCATCTCTTAAGGTAGGTGATAAATTTGATATCTTAAAAAGAAATGAACAAGTAATAGCTGGTAGTGGTGTAGTTGCAAGTATCAATATTACATTAAATCAGATTACTGTTACACAAATTGCTGGATTTACTCAGAATCCAAATATAGAATATGATATTCGTAGAAAGATAGAAAAAGCATCAAGTACAGGTGTATCAATCTCAAAGGGAAATGATCAAATTATTGCAGATACATTAAGCGTTTATGTTGATGGAAATGCTGATGGTTACGTTGCATCAAATTCTTTACCCAGTTATGATATCACTACTGACATAATTGAAGAAACCCTTATAGGTGGAACTACTGCTGGATTAGATGCGTTTAATCCTTTAAATGATCGCTATAGTTTTATTAATTTTAATATTAGTAGAAATGTAAAATTTATTCAAGGTGATGCTGTTGTTTATCAACCTGAAGGGGAAGCATTAGTTGGTTTAGATACTGGAAGAACATATTTTGTAGATCCTGTCATACCTCAACCTGGTCAAGATATTACAAAAATTAGAATATTTAACTCATTAGCACAAATCGGGTCTGCAAGCACAGTTCAAGTTGGACCGACTACCTCTACTACAGATGTTCACAGATTTGTTCTCCAAAAACATAAGAGTAGAGAATTAGAAGCAGATAAGATATTGAGAAAGATTCCTCTTAGACAAAACTTATTTGTTAGTTCAAATCAAGATATACCCACAAACGATATTGGTATATTAATTAATGGTGTTCAAATTCGTTCACCTATTTCAGATAATCAGATATATTTTGGTCCTTTAGAATCAGTTGATTTATTAAATGGTGGTAGTGGATATGATGTTTTGAATCCACCTATTGTTGGAATTGAAACAAGTAGTGGAGTTGGTGCTGCAGTTGAGCCAATATTACAAGGAACAGTAAAAGATGTATTTGTTGATCCACAAGAATTTGATATTGATGCTGTTCAAAGTATTTCATTAACTGGTGGTAATGGTAGAGGATGTGTATTGCAACCGATATTAGGAACAAGAAACAGAGAACTGCAGTTTGATAGTAGAGATATTTTCTTTAATGGTGGTGTTGATATAGAAAATGAAACAATTACATTCAAATCTAACCATAATTTACTTGATGGACAACTCGTATACTATGGATCTAATGGAAACAGTCCAATAGGAATTGGAACTGCATTTGATCTTGAAAATAAAGTAAGTAGCACACTATCAGATGGTGCACCATATTTTGTCAGGTCTGTAAACCCATCAACAGTTAGAATCTTTAATACACCTACAGATGCTTTATTTGGAACTGCTGGTATAAACACAATTGGATTATCAACTGATACCTCTGCAAGTGGTATTCATAAATTTAGAACTGAAAGTAGAAATACTCTAGTTGCTGTTAAAGTTTTAGAAGAGGGAACTGGATACACTCATCGTAAATTAAGAGTCAAACCCATAGGAATATCAACATCCTTAAATGTTGTAACTTTTAAAAATCATGGATTTAAAACTGGTGAAATAATAGAATATTCTGCAGAAACATCACCAATACAAGGATTAAGCACAGCATCTTCATATTACATTAAAAAATTAACTGATGATACTTTCCAACTAGCAGATGCAGGTATCGGAGGAACTTCAACCACAGACTTTAACAGAGGTAAGTATGTAAACTTCACTTCATCTGGAGAGGGATTTCAAATATTTAATTACCCACAGATAAAAGTTAATGTTGATGTATCTTATGGTTCAACAATAACTGGTGATATTGTAATTACACCTGTTGTAACTGGAGAATTAATTGGTGGGTATCTATATGAAGAAGGTACAAACTACGGATCAACCACTCTTGATAAAGAAGTAGTTCCCAAAGTTACAATCGAAAATGGTAGATTTGCTGAATTTAAACCAATAATTGTTAATGGTAGAATAACTGATGTTGCAGTTGTTAATAGAGGTAGAGAATATAATTCAAGTCCAGAGATAAGGGTTTTAAATACAGGAGATGGTGCAGGAGCTGGTGCTGTTGTTCGTCCAGTAATTGAAAATGGACAAGTAATTGATGCGATTGTGACTAATACTGGAATTGGTTATAGTAGTGTATCAACAGAAGTAAGAGCATTTCCAAGAGGTTCTAATGGGTCATATGCAGCAAGAGTTAGAAGTCTAACTTTAAATAATACACATAGATTTGGTGATTCTTTCTTATCAGAAAAAGAAGATACATTAAAGTTTAGTATATTAGGTTATTCTCAAGATATTGCTAATAATTTTGAAAATACATTCAATGTAACTTCAAGTGGTGAATTTAGTAATATTATTGGTCACTCTCCAATAGTTGGTTGGGCATATGATGGTAATCCAATATATGGTCCTTTTGGATATTCAGATCCTTCTAATATTAACTCTGCGTTAAAAATTATACAACCCTCCTATGTCACTGATGTTAATAGAATAATTAATCGACCACCAGGATATTCTGCAGGATTTTTTGTTGAAGATCATGTGTATAATGGAACTGGTGATTTAGATATTCATAATGGAAGATTTGGAAAAACACCAGAATTTCCAAATGGAGTTTATGCATATTTTTCCACTGTGGGTTTAGGAACTGGCACTAACAAATTAGAAGGTAAATACCCATATTTTATTGGAAATACATACCGTTCACCATTTATTGCAGAGAATCAAATATTAAATCAAGAATTTGATTTTAACAATTCAGGATTAAGAAGAAATACTTTACCATACAATGTAGATGAAAAATTTGCTGGTAATGATTTTGTAATAGAGTCATATGAAAAAATAAGACAAATTTCAAAAATTGAAGCTGTTACTAAAGGTGGAGTTGATGGATTTACTATTTTAAATGGAGGAACAGGATATAAAGTTGGAGATACAACAGATTTTGATGATACTGGCACTAATGGTTCAGGATTCCGTGCTGAAGTTGATGAGATTGTTGGTATTGGAATCTCACGTATTGATACAAGTATTAATACATTTGAAAATGCCATCTTTACTTGGAACAATTATAACGAAGTAACAGCACAGTTTTTACCATTTATGGAGTTGAATGATCAAACATCTGTATCCATATCTGGTTTAAGTAGTTCTATCGTTAATCTAACTAACTCATTTAAAGTTGGTGTGGCAACTGACAGAGTTGGACTTGCAAAATCTATGACAATTGGTTCTGCAAATGGTTTAATTCAAGATATTAACGTAATTAAAATACCAACTAATGTAGCGATAGGTGGTTCAATTAGAATTGGTTCAGGAAATGTAACGGATGTAGAGATAGTAAGAGTCCTTAATATATTTGACGAAAAGAATGTAATTAGAGTTTTAAGACATACTGGTATTGCTCATACTCTTGGTTCTAATGTAGATGCCTTGAATAACAGAATTAGTATACCTGTAAAAACTACAAAATTTGAATCAGAACCTAATGATATTATTTACTTTAATGGACCTCAATCAGTTGGTGTGGGAACTACAAATGGTGGTGCAGTAAATGTAGATACGTTTGTTGGTGATTTAAAAGAGGAAGTATCAATACCAACTAGGACGATTCGTATACCAAACCATCCATTTAAGACTGGTCAAAAGGTTACATTGAACAAAAGGAATGGTGCAAACAGGTTTGATGTAGGTACTACACCACTCGTAACTGAATTCAAAGTTCCACATTTAGGTCAAAATTCACTTGATGTGTATGTTATTAATAAAGGTAAAGATAATATTGGTATTTTAACTACTTTTGTTGGTATTGGTAGTACAAGTGAGGGTTTATATTTTTACAGCAATGGTTCAAATTCAGGTATTTCATCAGGATTATATTTCTTTGAAACAGATAAGAAACAAGTAACTGGTGATATTGATAAAATTACAACCACAGTATCAACAAATGTATCAGCTGCAAATACAACAACTCATAATTTAATTGAAGGGGATACAATCAGAATGAATGTAGTCCCTAGTTTAAATGTTGGAAATGGCACTACAATCCCTGTATCTGTTAACTACAACTCAGAATTTGAAAAATTAATTATTGATCCGTTGTTGTTTACTGCCTCTGATGTTGAGACAAATCAAATAGATATAGTTGATCATGGATTTAAAACTGGAGATAAAGTATTCTATGATGGTGCTGCAGCTGGATTAAGCACAGGAACATATTTCATAAACAGAATAAGCAGTAGAAGATTCCAACTTTCAGAAACAATTGAAGATAATAGAGCCAATCCAGTAAGAACTGTAAGTATCACAGCGAATACTGGTGGAAATCAATCAATCGGACTAATTAATCCAAGAATTGATGTTGTAAAAAATTCAAAATTAAATTTTGGTTTAACAAGTAGTACATTATTAAATTTTGATTTTAAATTATTCTACGATAGAAATCTTACAAATGAATACTTAAGTTCACAAGATTCTAGTACTTTTAATGTAGGTACAGGTGGAACAATTGGTATTGCTACAAATAATACTGATCCAATCGGTGCAGGTTTAACAGTTCAATATTCCGCATCTACACCAGGCACATTATATTATGGTTTAACAAAGGGTGGATTTATAAGCACTGCAGATACTGAAGTTTCAAATTATTCTGAAATAAGATTTGTTGATAGTAAGTATAATGGTGAATATAGAATATTCAACGTTACTGATGATACTTTTGACTTTTCACCTGTAGTTCCTGAATTTTTAAGTTACACGAATAGTGATTGTGAAAAATTAGAATATTCTACCAAGTCAACCTCAGTTCATGGTCAGATAAAAGACCTAAAGATAGTTTCGCCAGGATTTAATTATAAAAAATTACCTCAATTCAAAAAAATTAATAGCGTTAGTGGAACAGATGCAAATATTATTGCCTCTTCAAGAAATATTGGAAGAATCAAAAAGATAAGGACAGTAGATATAGGTTATGAATATTCTTCAGATAAAACCTTAAGTCCAGAGGCATTCATATCACCTGTTGTTAATATTGATAATCTTGATATTATTGACTCAGTTAATATAATAAGTGGTGGTGCTGATTATATGAGCACCCCTAATTTGATAGTGTTCAACCCCATATCAAATACAGTCGTTGATAATCTTTCACTACAACCATTTACACCTAATCAAACTATATCTAGAGTTGATGTCCTATCTCCTGTTACTGGATTAGATTCAGTTGTTCATAAGATAATTTCAATCAACAACTCTAATGGAGTAGGAATAAATTCAGTTCAAATTAGTAATTCAGGTATTGTAACTTGTTTCCTTGAAACTCCAATAAATGGTTTTGATGAACAACCTTTTGCAACTGGGGATCAAGTTTATGTTGAGGGTATTCAAAGAGTTGGTGAAGCTGGAATTGGTACTTTAAGTGGTGGAATATCGACATCAACAACTGTGGAGGGTACTGGATATAATTCAGACAACTATAATTATCAGTTCTTTGATGTAGTAAATTATGCTGCAGGTACTCAGTGTGTATTAGAGTTTAGTACAGCAGGTGTTACAACTAATCCTGGTATTGCTAAAACATTCCAATCTGGATATGCTACTTTAGTCAATAAGAAAAAATATCCAGTGATTGAGCCAGTTCAATCTAGAGGTGTTTTTGAATTAAAAGAAACATTGATAATTGGTGATGTTATAACAGATTTAAAAGTTATTGAAGTAAGAAATGATTACATAAAGATTGATGGTAAGTACAAGATAAGAAAGGGTGATAGAATAAAAGGTGAGTTAAGTAATGTATCTGCAGAAATAACAAGTATCGTAGATAATCAAGCAAAATTCACAACTGATTTTTCAAATAGGCAAGAATATGGTTGGTTAGATGATATTGGTAAATTAAATGAAGATTATCAAGTTATCCCAGATAATGATTACTATCAGAACTTATCTTACACAGTCAAGAGTTCTATTGAGTGGGAAAAGTTTGTTAATCCAATAAATCGCTTAGTTCATCCATCTGGACTCAAGAATTTTTCTGATACAACAATCACATCTAATATTGAAGTTGGATTTGGAACAGTTCGTGAATCAAATCAAAGTGTTGTCTTAGATGTAGGAAACGTTCTTGAACTTAATGATAAACAAAGAGTTGATGCAATTAATAATTTTGACTTTGCAAAAGATTACGATACAAGGGTTAATGGTTCAAAGTTTTTGACACTTCAAAATAGAACTTTAACTGACTTTACAAGATGTAAAACAAATAGAGTTCTCTTACATGATGATATAAGTGATAGCTTCTCTAGTGAGGGTTTTGAAAGTACAAATACTATTATTGAACCATTAATTGAAGATTTTGCAAATTACTTAGTTCAAAT